GCTGAAAGTCTAGCATTAAATATCGAATCCCAATGTGACTGCTTATCGCTGATATAAGTCTGTCGGGTAACCACCTTTGGGGTAGCCGTACACCCGATAACTATCTGCGTCATAAGAAACAGAAGCATTGAAATTGATAAACAACAAAACAAATCTTTAACCCATTTCATAAGCTTATATATTAAAGGCTTTCAAAGCTCTCTTCCAATATTTGGTTCTGCTCGCCAAGCCGTTTGTTCCACCATTGATTTTTTTTGTAACCGCTTCAATATCATTCTTGTCAGCTACGGCATTCAATCCTCTTGTCAGCCAATACCACATACCGCTTTTTACTGCTCCTCTCGGTTGTTCCAAGAGCTTTGGCTCTGCCACAACATTACCTTTGCAGTACTTTGAGTTCGTATAGGCTTGATAATTCGCCCTTCCTGTTAAATGCAAGAAGCCACGACCTTTATATCTGTAGCCGTCACCCTTCTGAGTATTACCCAACATCTTTGCGAGCTTACCAACCTCATACTTATGGCAATAGTCAGCATTACCGATTTCTCGTATATGTACCAACTCTGCGGTTTCGTGAGCCACTTGCGCAAGGAAATGTGCCATGCGAAGTGGAGTATTTATATTAAAGGCATCTGCATAATCGTTGATATAAGGAAGATATGTATCTATCCTTTCTCCAGCTTTCGGCATGATGGCTTTCATTTGTTCTTTTGTTACTTTCATCCTTTATCCTCCGTTGCTTTAAATCCTTCTTCTAAGGCATCACCAACGCCTTCACTCTTAGATTTTGCAAGAGCTACAACAAAGGCTTTGATGAACCCAATTATTGTCTTTTTCTCTACTGATACGCCACGAACAAATAAGAAATGTCCTACTATGCTTGGGATTTCTATTCTTACCGCAATAAATGCAGTAACAACCCAACCACCCCAAATATAATCAATATCAAGCTGCGGCAATAAAGCTCTACCAAGAGATACACCTACCATTATATAGATAAGGTAGTCCACAAACTTATTTGCGGTTCTACGCTTTGCCCGTGATGCTCTGAACTCATATCTATCAGCAAGTAGAAGGCTTTTATTTTCTAAAGCATTTTTATGCCGAATGCTGCTTTCTTCACAGCCAAAACGATAGTCTGCGATTATAAGTAGAACGATAGCAATAAGCATCCATCGGGTATCGAATAACATACAACTAAACTCATTCCCGAATAGCATCATCCCTGCCGCTCTTGTACCCGTATTTCCTACTTGTCCTACCATATTTTGTTTTTGATGCAAAGATAGCTTTTAAAATCGAAAGACAGAAGAAAATAGATAATCGGGTGTAAACAAATAAAGAGGAACTTATTAAAAGCCCCTCTTTATGAATGATTCAAACTGTATATCTACTTCAAAAAGTATTCTCTTATATTATATACGCCATCCTTATCTTTTAGTAGGTCAAGGGCTAATTTGTAGGCGTATTTTACAAGTTCTTCCTCATTTATATCAGAAAGAGATTTCTCGCCCTTTATTGCAACTATGGTTTCCCCGTGGTCGCTTATTACCTGATTCATTGCTATATACAGCGCATAATCATTGTAATACGGCTTATCCTCCATACATAAGCCTAACTTCTCCATCTCATCCAACCATCTTTGCATATTCCAAGTGGCTTCGGGATTCATCTTACCGATAATATCCAACGCCTCATTCTTGGTGAGATAGTTCTTCCACTTGATAGCACACAGCTTATCAAGATACTCTTGTGCCAACTCTGGGTGTTTGGATGCCATATCCTTCATCATGCAGCGCATCGTGTTTCCGAATACGTGCATATACTTTACGTTTGCTGATGATGCCATCATTCCATACAGCTCATCAAATTTACTCATAATCTCTTTTACTTCCATATCTTATATATTTTTAAGCTATTATCAAATCTTTCAACTCTACAAAGTCCTCCTCTGTGAAGTTGATGCTTCGCTTGCTTCCAAAGAGGATAGCAGTAGCAATTCCATCTGGCAGGTCAATAGATACAACTCCTTTGTCGATATGTCCGTGAATAAAACCTACATCGAATTTGTAATCTTCCACGGATTTTAGCATCTGCATCATATCTTCAAATATCGTGTTGGCATCTATGTTGCCGTCTTCATCAGCAATGAATAGGGTAGCGTTGTCAATACTCTTTCCCCAACTATCCTTGTGCTTTGCGATGATGTTATGTGAAGCTCGCTTCATATACACGGAAGGGATAGCTAGCGCAGGGTTCTCCTTCACCATATCACTTATTCTAGCATCTGCCCACAAATCAAGCGATGTAAGCAGTTTCTCTTTAAGTTCTGTTACGTTCATTTCTTAGTTTCTCCTTTCTTTGTTTTGTTGTACCAAACGAGATATTCTTGCCAAGTTTTGTCGCTGTGGTTAGTCATATAGTCGTTGAGCATAGCAGATTTCTGTTCTTCTGCTTGCGCTACTTCTTTTCTTAGTCTTTGCATCAAAGATAAGTGCTTTTTTAATGCTTCCTGTCCTTGCTGAGTACTCTCAATGCGAGGACGTATTATGCGCAATTCCTCGTCTTGCACTAGCTTAGACACATATTGCAAGCTATTGACGTATTCTTGATTCTGCATCAAGTACTGACGTTGCGCCCCTGTAAGATTGTCTTCAATCTTGTCGATTTCATCCCATAAAGGGGTGGAAGACTGCTGTGCTTGCATGTTGATAGATGCTCGCTTCTGCTGTATTGCTTCGTACATCTTCTGTAGCTCGGCATCCATCATCTGCGGCTGCTGCTGACTTGTGCCCATATCAAGCAAAGGGCTGTTTCCAAAATTCATCATAATCAATATCTTTAAGTTGGTGATATGAGAGGTGAGAGGGCATCCACCAACGAGGGCAAACACCCCTCACCAACTCATTTTTTCTTAGTCTTTTTTACAGACTTTCTTACTGCTCTGTTACGCTCCTGTAGTGGGAGTTGAAGCTGCGGCACATCCGCAAATGCTTGCAGATGGGAGAACTGTAACAGTAGGAGTGCTCTGGAGTCCGAGGACACCATCAATCTTGCGGCAACACTTCTCGTTCACGTAAGCCATCATCAACTTCTCCTTGTAAGGAGTGAGGGCTTCCATAACGGCTACCTTCTTGTCGAGGTCGCAATACTTAGCCTGCAACGTATCGTACTGGTCTCTCTGATTCTTGTACAGACCGAAATCCGCATCAATCTGAGACTTGTAGAGATTGAACTCAGCCTGCATTGCACGGCGGTTCTCAGCGTTGATAGCCTCAGTAGCACCCTTGTACATAGAGAACTTCTCTGCGATGTCTGTCTCACGCATAGCGTAGAACTTGTTAGCGGTGTCAAGCTTCAAGCCGAACATGTCGGTAAGCAACTTCACCTCATCAGCGCATTCCTTCTCCATTACCTGTAAGGCGGTTGGCTGATTGGAACTTGAATTAGCTCCGTAGGTGTTGATGTTTACGTTCTCTGGCATATTGCTGCCGAGTGAACCAAATACGCTGCGGTTGTTACCGCCAAGCAACCAAGCACCAGCACCGAGTGCTGTGCCGATGATACCAAGGGTAAGACCAGCATTACCTGTTGCCTTAGAAGCATAATCATCGTGCTTCTTTCCCTCTTCGTAGATTTTCTTCTCTACGACCTTTGCATCTGTCATTTCCATGATACAATCTTTTTAAGTTATCCTTCTTAATATTAACTAACACTATTGTAACGTTACGGATGCAAAGGTACGAAGAATAGGGGATAGCAAATATAACTCTATCACACTTTCTTTTAGTGGTTGATTATCAGTGATTTAAGGTGATAGGAGGTAATATCATAAATAACAAAAAAAGAGAGGCCATCACTTACCTCTCTTACTCTTAATGAAGTGTAGTATATCCCACTTCTTCCAATATCGGGTATGCCCACGTTTCTTGCATTCTCCGTTAGGAATGTCACCCCTAGCCACCATACGATTAAGAGTAGCATCAGAAACGTGCAGTTTCTCCTTGACTTCCTCGGTACTCATCATCGGATTGAGCATATCGGGGATAATGTCGCACAATCTATCCAGGTCATCGTCAGTCATTCCGCAAGCGGTGACCTTCTCTCCGTTCTTCTGCTGTTCGTCAGCCTTAAAGCAAGCATCACTCAATGACTTCAAAGCTATTCCGAGCAACTTATAATTCAATATCTTTCCCATTATGCACAGATTTTACGTCCTAATCTAGTTCTGCTAATAAACATATCTGCAAATCCGTATATATAAAACATTGCCGTTACTATCATTACGGTAAAGCAGGAATCAATCATATCTTGAGTTGTGTACCAGCTCCATTCAACGATGTGAGCAGCATTCACACCAAAGAAATAAAAGAATGGTATTCTGTATCTCCAACATAGGAAGAAGAACCTGCTTGCCAATATAAGAACCATGGGTAAAATGTACACCATAAAGTAGATAAATAAATAGCAGGGAAAATTCTCATTGTTTGTTATGAACATTTCTCTAGGATTCTGAGAGAAATCCCACATTCCGTATGCGTGTAAGCACATAATAATTATTGGAACGTATTTGCAGAACCATCTGAAGAACTTCAATATCCTTCTGCTATACCGATTACCATGCTTCATCAGCAAATCCATAACCTCGCTGACATCTTTGTCTTGCAACCAATGCAATAGGTCGCTTTCGTCTTCTTTATTCATAATCAGTTGATTTTTTATGTCGGTTTATAAGTTTATTTCTGCAAAGATACACTTTTATGCATAAAATAAACGAAAATGAGAATATTTTTGTGTTAAACTTCACAAAAAGTAACAATCTGAAAGTTTTTGCTAGCAAAAAGAAAGGCGGCTACATGTTGTAAACCGCCTTATCTTTTAGAATATATACGAAAGCCAATGGTAACGCTTCCTGCCTTCACGGTAAGCGAAACCTCTAGGGGGAATGATTTTATTCTTGATAATCTTCATACTAGATAATGTCTACAAATAAATACGTGAGGAACACATCTGCGAACCCTGCTATCTCCAGCCAATACCAAGGATGGAACTTGACATCCTTACTGATATACCAGATAACGTTTGCTACCTTGAAGAAATCAATGGCAACAAGATAGATGGTGTATATCAAGGCTATCACGAACGTTATCCACCAGCATACCGACAAGCACCAGCCTACACAACCTGCCGCAGCCACGATGGCTGCTGTCTTATGCACGGAATAGGCATCACGGTCGCAATAGTTCGGGGCAAAGCCTACGAAGCACAAGCCTGCACAGCCAAGGAAGGCGAGGAACTGAATACCCATGCCTGTATCGAGCAGAGAGATGAGCATCATGAAAGCTACCGCAACCATGATGAGTGAGAATAGCCAACCCATGTTGCGAGGCTTACGGAAAGGAGCAATTTCGCTGCCCGTAGTAGGCTGCAACTGATAATAGGTATCGCTCACCATATTAGGGATGCCGAAGCGCAAAACCATCAGAAGCAAATATCCTCCAAGCAAGAGGAACGAGATAAATGCGAGATACCACATAAGCCTACACCTCCATCTTTAGTTTCTCAGGATAGCCTGACTTATAATCATAGGTCAGGACACCCTCAATGTTATCCAACTCGCTCACAGCCTTCTTATGCGCTGCCGTCACATTGAAGCACTCCAGGGCATACATTTCCAATGCTGAGAGCAACTGGATAGCCTTGTCACAGTCCACCTCAAGCTGATAGCTTCCCAGCCAGAGCATAGTCTTCTCCTGCCCCATGCTCTTGGCAATGGTGGTAGAGTTCATCAGTCCTACTCTTGTAGCCTTGTCGAGCCATACCTCCATGCCGTTCAACTCAAAGGCATTTACGGACGAAGAAGAGTCGTAGGCCGTAATCTCAACAAGCATCGATGTCTTGGCTGCGGAGAGCACGGCTGCGGCATCATGAGGAGCGGTAGATGGGAGAGAGAGCCAATACACATCGTAGGCATACTGCGTCTTCTCATGGGTTTCATACTCCATCGCTCCGTCATCGTTCATGGCTACGGGCACCTGCTCCGTGGTCTTCACCTGCTCCTCATTGAGGGCAATCATTACTCTACCGCTACCACACACAAGCACCTGTGCCTGCTGGGTGTCAAAAATCTGTCTTGTCTTTTCCATCATTCTATTTTTTTAATTAATAATTATACATTTTAAATACCCAGCTGCTGGCATATCAGATTGCAGGCTTCCTGGTTGCTGGTATGGAACTGCTCAAAGTAGAAGGACACGCCCTCAGAACATACCCGTGTCTTCAAGGGTAGCGAAACGGCTCCACTCTCTACAAGTTTAAAGAACTCCTTGATCTCGAAACTGCCATTGTTGGCTACATGAAGACGTTTGCTGCCATCTTTATTGAGAACAACAAACTGAAAGCGGATAAAATATTCACTGTCCTTGTGGTTGTTTCTGATTACGTAGTCGGTGATGTATATCTCCTTACCGTCTACCTTGCTGAGACGGATGAGTTCACCAGCCATAGGCTTAATCATCATTCCTTTTTGATTCTTCATCCGTAATCTTTTTAAATTATAATTAATGAGATATATTAATTTTCTGCTATCGGTTTTCATGAACATGCCGTGATAACCAGCATAATGCTGCGGACCACGTATGGCTCCACGTATAGCTCTTCGCCTGATTTCTGCCCTGACGTTTACAAATGATTTCCGGAAATGCTGCTTGCAGAACATAAAACCGTTCTTCACCCTCACTATCTGATAGTCATTTTTCATGTGCATGCCATATCTGCCTTCCAGATAACTCATTTCCCAATGCACTGCCCTGATTACCTTCTCCCGGTCATCATCCATGATGATGCGGTTGTCGCCAAAGGCTCCATAGAACTGGGGACGGAACATGCGGTTTATCTCATAGTCCATCTCCGTGAGCGTGAGCATGGCGAACAGCTGGGATAGCGTACCACCAATGACGAGCGTTTCTGTCTGTAGGAGAATATCACAGAGCAGGCGGCGGGTATAAGTGCATCCGATGGACTCGAACAGTATGCCCAGCACCACCTTAGAGCGCAACGACTCGTAGAAACGCTTAATATCCGTAAGTCCTGCACTTGCTTCCGGATGGTATTGCACGTAGGTACGTATGCGGTTCACCATGCAATAGGTTTTGTTGTTGCTCCACAGGCTTCTACCCTTGATGCCGGAATAGCACCATGGCGAAAACTTATTGCTGAGTTTCGGTTGCAGGACAATGAGCAAGATATTCTGCACGCACCGGTCATATACGGTATAGATGTCTGCATTGCGGTTCTTGTCGCCCTTGCCACGTTTGGTAATGATCCTGCGGGTGGTAGGCTGGCAATGATACGTCTCCTCGGTCAGCTCACGTATAATGCGGGCGATGATATTCTCCTTGTTTCGGATAGCATCACGCACTTCAGGCGAGTCGCTTGCCCTAGACAGGCATCTTTCTACTCCCATTCTTACTATAATTGGGTTGGTAATAAAACGTTTCAGATTCTGAAGTTTTCTTTTTCTGCTGGCTGTATCCAATTCCTGAAGGACAGCCTCCTTTTCGGCTTCTGTTCCCTCAGAGGTAGCTTTCAGCGGATAGCTTCCCATCACGTGGGCGCACGGGTCGGCAATATCGTCCGTCCAGAACGGCAGACTGCTGGCTTCATCCGCTCCATGCCCACCAGTGGCGGCATGGTCTTGCGCTATGTTTAGTCTTGTTGACCGCGCTGCAGGGTGTTTCATGTTTTCGGTTTCTACCTGTTTGACAGCAAAAGCCCCGGCGTAATTGTCATTGCTATTGCTAACAGCGTTGTTGCAATTAGCGGTACGAGCGGACGCATTAGCGTCATTCGCGTTGCACCCGACAACAAGGGCCTTCTCCCTGCCTGCGCTCTTGTCTTCGCCCAAAGTGCATGGTTCGGAGGCCTGGTTGGCATCCTCCACATGAGAAGGCGTGCCATGCACTTCCTGGCTAGACTCACCCACCGAACAGCCGTACATCATCCCATTTACTGATGATGGCTGCTTCGCTGAATCGTTATTTTTCTGTCCGATGAGATTTTTCATTATATTTTACTTTTCTGTTACTTCGTTATCTGAAATTATTTCCTCCCACCCATGGAAATGAGGGCGCGCCAAGCGGAGCGGCTAAAAGCCGCCGCTCCGCAGCTATATGGCTTGCTTGAGGCTATTTAGTCTAAAAGCCGACAGCTTTTTAGTATTGCTGCCTTATTACTGCTTGAGCTTTAGCTGAGGGACAGCAAAAGCCCCGGCGTAAAAGTCAAAGCTACTGCTAACAGCGTCGTCGCAACTAGCGGTACGAGCGGACGCAATAGCGTCATACGCGTTGCACCCGACAACAAGGGCCTTGACACCCTCCTTGCCAACTTCTGGCAAGCCATTGCTACCATAGCCCCACATGTAATTGCCGTTCCAGGTGAAGCAGCATTCGTGCGTGTGAGGATTGCCACTGAAGCCGGTAAAGCAGAAGAGAGAATGAGAATAGTCTGCCTTGCTTATCCAGTTCTGATTACCGCTGACGGTAACAACATCTGAGAGTCCCTTCAGAATATTAAAGTCCTTGGCACTGCCCACATTGCCATAGGCAGTATCATTGGTGAGAGGCTGCATATCCTGCCACTTGCTGGCACAGTAAAAACGGTTGTAATAGCCGCTGGAGGTTCTACCCGTGAGATAATGCGCTCCACTCAACTGACAGAACAGACCGTCCATCGGAATACTCAATCCACGATAAATAGAGTGGGAGAACTTATAGATGATATATCCACCTGCAAGACTCGTAGAACCGGTATAGCAACTGTCGGAGCAATTCATCTTGACATAGCAGTTTACTACGGCAGTCATCACACCATCACCAATACCCTGGCAGTTAGGCACGTCACGCACGATATAATATCGCTTGTTAGCTGTCATGCCATCGCCATTGTTAATATTGACGCTACCATCAGAGGAGCAGACCATATTGCCGCTGGCATCCTCATAGAAAATATTGGATGAAAAGCCAATTTTAGACTGCAATTCTGCCTTCGTAATCTTGTCAAGAACGGAAAGCGCCTCTCCGTTCCGAGTAAAGCCGTAATGCTGAGAACCTACCAATTGGTCTACATTATATTGCGCACTGCCACTGGCACCGTTCTTCAAACTCTGCGACATCAAACCAGCAAAGCCTACAACCGTCTTATCGCTCTTGAATATCTTGATACCACTATTGGCAGCTATCTTCGCACTATTCCATGTAGAATCATCTACTGTTTCCTGTTGCGTGCATCCCGCTCCCATGCAGTAGAGGTCAGTAGTATTCAGCGTGCTGCACTCGGCATACATCAGCACAAGCAACAGTTCGTAGAACTCATAGTAGCAACCCATGTAAGGATAGTTGGTATTAGCATCCGCATTCTTATTCTGTGCATTATGGATAGACTGCAAGGCGCTGACATATTGAGTAGGATAACCCGCTCCGCTAGCCTTGAACACTTCCTTGAGTAACCCGCCAGGAGCACTGTAAGAACCTACGCCCGCATCGCCGATGACACAATGAGCCTGAGAACGCTCATCGCCAGTCAGCTTGCAGTTGACGGCATAGAAAGGAGAGATGGCAAACGGACTGAGCAGCTTGGAAGCATGGTTCTGCCAGTAGCATGGGATAACGCCCACACCGATGCAGCTCATCTCATTGCTGCCTACCGTTTCATTACCCTTCAGCAGATTGAGCGGAATATCGCTATATACCATGATGTCGCCCTCCGTACCGTCCACCGCCATGTCCTCGCCATTCGTGGCAAGCGTTATGCGGCCCTTGGCACATTCATGCTGAAGGACGGCTTCGTTATCTACACGCTTCACGGTTCCCAACTTGATATGTGAACCGATTTCACGGATCAACTGCCGACCGCCATAGATGTAGTCGCTTGCAGGAGCCGGGTCTGCATCGCCCGATATGCGTGCAAAGCCACAGAACGGGTTCTGCGTCTGAAACGCATCCATCAGCGCCTTGAACTGCGTGATGCTGTCATTGACCGGAGTCTTGTCGAGCCATACCTGCCAGCCCTCTGCCGAAGCGGAAGGCTGGGTCGTGTTGGCATCTACCATAGAGCGGAAGATACCATCCTGGGTATGCACGATGTCATTAGTCTCATAGGTGGCTCCCTGCTGCCAGTTGCCCTTGTCTGTGACGAAGGCATTACCTAAAAGAATTTCTTGCTGTTCTGCCATATTCTTATTACTTTTAAAAGATTGATAATTAAATTCTGAATACTAACTTGTTGCCCTTCTTCACTACTCGCTCGCTCACGTTGCTGCCGTAGTCTACGATATAGAGCTTGTTGCCAACATGCTTGAAGGTAGGATACATGGCTCCACCTCGAGTCACAATACCCGTGTCCTCATAGGCGTGGGTCTTGATGTTCCATTGCCACCAGTTGCCGTTATCACCCATCTTTACCGGATGTTCATTCAGTTCTTTGGCAATGGCGGTCTGCGCCTGCGAGTTGGTAATGGCGGTAGAGGTGTCCTGCTGTCGCTTGGTTTCAGCCGTCTTGCGTGCCGCCTCGTTGTTGTTTCGGGTGGTTTCTGCTTCCTGCCGAGCCGTTTCCTGCTTCTGCCGTGTAGTCTCGTTTAAGTTGCGGGTGGTCTCTGCTTTCTGCCGAACCGTTTCCTGGGTATTGGCGTTATCGGTTGCCTTCTTGCATGCTGCGGTCTGTGTCTTTGATTCCGCAGCAGCATCGGTCGCAGGCTTCATCAGCTCTGCCTTGTCGCTATCCGTAAGGTCGGCAAAGCGGAGACGGATGCCTTTCGGAATACCGAGGTTCAACTTGTAGACAGGGTTTCCGTCTGTGTCTGTGCCCGAAGAAGACACGGAAGCGGTGGCATTCGCATCCTCGGCTAGGGTAGTCACATTGCCGATGAGGAACTGAGGGGTCTTGCCCGTAAAGCCACGGAAACCGCTCATATCAACAAGATAAGAATAGAACTTCTTTCCGCTTTCATTCAGAGCCACGACATAGAGCTTGGCGTTATCCTCATCCTCCACGTCTGCCGTGTTTATGAGGATGAAATCATTTTCAGCAAAGGTGTTTACGTCCGTAGCATTCATCGCTGAAACGGAAGCGAATACCTTCTTGATTTGGAAAGCCTTACCAGTAAGGTTCACGTCCGTCTTGTCGTAGCTGGCAGTTGACACATTCCACTTGTAATAGTAGCCGTCTGCGTCTACATAAGGAGGATGCGAGTAAGTAGACAGCGCCTTGTCAGTAGCGTCATCGCAAGCCTTTTTGGAAGTAGCAAAATCCGTCTCTCGTTGAGTCTCTGCTGCCACACGGTCATCTTCTGCTGCTACACGGTCTTGTTCCGCATTCGCTCTTTCGCTTTCAGCACTCACTCTCTGTGCTTCTGCATCCACTCGCTGTGCTTCTGCATCCACCCGGCTACTCTCGGCAGTCACTCGTCTTTCTTCTGCGTCTACCCGTGCATTCTCAGCAGCGACACGTTTGACTTCGTTATCGTTTCGGTTAAGCTCATTTTTCTGTCGGGTAACCTCGATTTCGGCACGAGTCTCTTCCGCTCTTACTCTGTCGGATTCCGCATTTACACGACCTGCCTCTGCATTTGTGCGCTCATTCTCTGCTGCCACTCTCGTTTCCTCGGCTTTCACCCGACTTTGTTCTGCATCAGTACGCTTCTGCTCAGCAATTACCCTCGATTCCTCCTCCTTCTTTCTCGCTTCCTCGTTCGTATTGAGGGTATCGTTTGTCTCCTTGTTGTTTTTCAGAGCATCATTCGCCTTATTGATGAGGTCTGACAACTCCACGGAAGGAGGGAGGATGACCATAGCGGTATCCATTTCTACGCTGTTATCGCCCTCATCGGTCTCACCAAACTCGGTGTCGGCATCGGCATTCTTAGCTACGATGGAAAACTGAGGATATTCGTTGCTTCGCCAATCGTTGCCAAAGATTTTGCCCCTTACCTCGATGGCATAAGTGCCGAGACTCATCTTGTCGCCCTCTACTCTCGCAAGGAGAACATTATCCTCCTTTACGTCGATTTCAAACGCAAGAGGGATGCGCCTAAATTGATTGCACACCTGTACCACCACGTCCGTACAGGCTGGCAAAGGGAAAGCCTGTGGTCGCCCCTCTACCATCTTCATCACTGGTATCTTCAGCGTGAAGTCGTTACCTTTTACTATTTTTTTCATAAGCTTATAAATTTATTATCAATATTTAATTCTACCTTATCTGGATAATCAGCAGTAATATCGTAAGCCATAACCTCATCATAAGTTTTCAATGCCTTTACTTCCATCTTGTGACGTTCGGTTACATTATAGCAATCTTTGGCATACGCCTCGATATTCGCTATCAGCATCTGCGCTTGCTCTATAGGCAATTCAATGCACATTCCATCAAGCCAGAGTGTAGTATCTGTTCTACCCATCAATTTGAGTCGTTCGTTACCTTGAAACACCCTATCACGCAAATTAAAATCAAGCCAATGCTGTTCTCCATTTAAAAGAAAGGAATTGACGGCTGCGCTTTTGTCGTAGAGAGTTATCTGAGACAACTTGTCCTCGACAGCCATAGCGATGGCTTCCTTATCCTGCGCTAACTTCCATTCCGTACACTTAGCGTCTATCTCCTCCATATCCATCTCATCTGTAAGCACTGCACATTCGATGGCATCAATCATACCATCTTTTTCGGTCGCTTCGAGGCAGACAAACGTCATGTCGCCTTCCTCTCTCTTCTCCACGTATTCAGACGTAGGCACTGCTATTCTCCTAAATTCCATATCCATTAACTAATAATATCTGTATTTAAATTTGTCACCTTTCTTGTTAAGTAGCTATAGAAGCCGTTATATGCTCCTATCGAAGACCCGACACCAGCTTTAGATATTTCCAAACCACCTATGGTAAAAGCAGGAAATCTATCGTTTGTCGAACCAACGCTGGCATTCGGATATGGCGCGTATCTAACAGCCTCGTTCTTCCCAAAATACACGCCAACAGGAGCAAGATTAACAAGAGAACCGCCACTCGCCATAGTCATAGAGGTAAAATACTTTCCGTCCGCTCTCTTCGCTAAATCCGCTGTAGAGAGTCCGTACTTATCATCTTTTACGATAGTGTTGCCCATTCTTGGTGCAGAATACCGATACAACTTCGTCACGTTAGACTCATTGGCAAAGGGTTGATAGCCGATGTGAGCCGAACTGTTCTTTTTGATTTCATCATCTTCATTCATGAATCTATTGTTACCAAAGAGGAGATGACTATATTGGAACTTTACTTGCTTAACTCCCTTGCCAAGATACGTAACATTGTCATAGAAATCATTCGTACCAGGTTTGATTGTCGCTTTCACGTATTCCTTAATAGTCACCGCACTACTCGTAATCTGACTGCCATCAAGCTTGTTTGGTCCAAGGTCATAGAGCCATTTCCCGTTCTTGTCGTAGTAAGACAATATCGCTTCGCCATTGTCGTTGACACCGAACTTGATATTGCATACGCCATTAGTCCCAAAAATTTGCATCAAACCATCCTCTATGGCTACCCTCTGACCAGTGTTTCCGCTTGTTTCCAACCTTTCGGCAATGATTTTTGCTGCGTTTATCAAACGGGCGTCTAACATCCCATCCTTGAACATAGCGAAAGCTGTTCCCGATTTAGTCTGAGCAAACTCAATCTGGTCTCCGTACAACTTTACTTTCTCGCTCGTAATCTCTATACCAGCAGCCTTCAGACTCGCCTTATCCACAAGGTCAGTCTTGCGCTCAGTCCATTCCGTCATGGTTGCGCCAATTTCGAGCTTAGGCTGGGTTACATAGACGGTGGAGGCAGAGGTACTATTGATTCCTGTGTGACGGATTATCACTTCCTTAGGTGTCGCATAGCCATCCTTTGGTCTCCAGTGTACCCAATATCTCGTCCATTGCCGAGACAGTATAAATACGATATTACCATCAGCTTGAGAATCCCAAGCTCCACCATTACCTTCCGTGAATATATTGGACGAATTTTCTATATCACCGCTCCACATGTAACAAAGTACTCTTGCCTCATCCACATCTGCCTTTGCAACGAACGAGAAGATGTAATCATTTCCGTTGACGAGGTACGTACTTCCGAAACGCCACCTCAACACTTCCTTGTAATCGGAAAGAGTTGCGTTTGCTTTCATTAAGTTTTTAATGCAAGCGGAATCCGTTCCATATCCATTCTGTATGACAGTATCATTAATGACAATCAGCGTTCCACTCTTGTCGAGCGTCCTTGCGTTATCAAGCAGATTGCCACCCACATAGTCGTAATCCTGTTCACTTAACGTCCATCCGTTATAATTTTCGCCTTCCTCCAACATAGGCTTGCAGATATAGCCGTCAACGAAAGAGTAACTCCTCGCCCTTGCGAATATACATATCTCTACATACTCATACGGAGCATTAGATGGAACAGAAACCTTAACGGTAAACAATTCCCACTTATCGGCTTCTGATGCAGCAAAAGACGTGCTATAGCCTATAGGACCAGAATATCCAGCAGGACGAGAAGTGTCTATCTTGGAACCTTCATATAGAACTTCCGCCGTAAAATAGATGTCATTTGGCGTATGCGTCTTGGCATAGAAAGAGAGAACATAGTTCTTCCCCTTCTCCAATTTGATGTTGCCTTGTGGCGAAATACCATGCCATCTAAAACCAGACAAGTAATAGCTGTCCGTTCCTGTCTGTTTAGTTCGGCAATGGATGCAATTAACGCCATCAATGCCACTATTTTTCTCTATCTGTTCTAAAGGATAGCCATCATAATACTGCGATTCCGCACCGCTCATGTACATAAATCCGTCCCCATATTTTCGGAACGCACTTCCCACAAGCATATTTCTTCTGCCCACAGACTTCTCACTTACAGAGAGGGAGATTTCTCTTGCAGTCTGTTCAAATTTCGACGTTGCGTGAGTTATATCGTTTTTAGTTGCAGCACCGCCCCCTTTTGACAATTCATCAAATTGTGCCTTGTAGCCCTTGTTATCAAATGCTACAGTTCCAGTGAACTTAGCCACGTTGACAGAAAAAGGAACTTGCGCAGAATAGACGACACCAGCATAAACAAATTGTGCGACCGCATAGCCTGATGTTGCAGAAACCTGTCCTTGATTTACACCATCAACAATTACATCATTCTTTGAAATCCAATTTCCCTGAACAGAAACACTGATACACCCATTATCTTCATCCTTTCCTACATTACACATGCAATTTGAACTCAAATCATCCCTCGATGATAACTGAGTACAATCATCAGCAACGTTTGTGTTTCCTTTCATAACCTTGACTTTCGCAGTCTTCGTAACGCTGGCAGGAACAGTTCCACTGTCATCTGTGTCAAAAACGAGCGGAGCGTCTTCTACAAGGATAGAGATAGCATCATCTCCTGATGAATAATTACCAGTTGCTACCTTGTTACCATTCTTATCGAAAAGTTCAACCGTAAAAGATTTCGCTTTAGGGAATGCAGCAAAATCAATGTAATTATCCGATGTCTGTAGTCTGTCCGTAAGACCTTCTGCAAGAGTTCCATCTGTGTACGCTTTACAACTCATGCCAAAGTCGATAATTGTACCAGTGGTACATGCCGTTCCTATGTATCGAGTAACACCCACATATAAACCTTGTGTTATACCATTACTACCCCTTGTAAGGGTAACCGTGTAAGACACAGCATCTTCTCCATTCTCACCTGTCACCTTAAACGGCTCCGACCAAGATTCAATTTTGCTCTTTATCGTACCATTATCCTCACGAGTAAACACCTCCTTACCGTTCGATTGCCAAAGAGGTATGCCAGCCACTGAAGGTATTGCTAATGACCAGCCATTATCCAAGTTATTTTTATCCGTCGATGTAGGAGGCGTAGGATTATCCTTAGAACGGATATAAGCAGGGACGATGCCATTACCGCTCAATCCGTCATTTCCGTTTTGTCCATCCTTTATGACAGGAATAGACTCACGGTCATAAATGATGGCAGAACTGTTAGAAGGTGTCTTGTCTGCAAGAACAAACTCGTACGCATCTACATTGGTAGCAGGATTGATAGCCTCCGTGTACTCGTTCCATAAAGTCGAATCCATGGCATTGTGGCGGTAATATATCTTCTTATCGCCAGCAACAGGACTCTCAGCACCAACTTGTTTGTATTGCTTACAGGTGATGGTTGATGGATTGGCGTTACCGTCCGAATCCACCTTGATGGCTGTAGCTGATGGCTCTATCCAGTAGATTATTGCAGGTGTACCATCGCTACCCGCAAGTACCTTAGTGATAGTATAGGTTGCATAATAAGCCTGATTCTCATAGACTGCCTTGATGTTGATTGAAGCCTTCAAAGAAGTATTTCCACCACGTATTTCAATATTATCTATAGCTCCTCCAGCATTGATTTCTGGTATGACGGACAACCCGTCATGCGAAACGATGGAATACGTCACCCTATCTGCATTCGCTGCTACTGCGCCATCATAGAGTATAGCAATCGTACCTTGCACAGTGCCTATAGGGTTACCATTCTTGTCGCATGAGACGGAAGAGTTCTCGTTTGTTAGGGCGAGACGAATTGCATTCTCTCCCTTGTCTCCCTTGTCACCCTTCTCGGCAAAGAAGAAAGTATTGGAAGCAACAATTTTTCCGTTCGCGTCAATGAGTTCTATAGACAGATTTTTCTTACCCTTAATCGTATCAGCGTGACCTTTGTCGCCAATATCAATATACGGGTAATCCCGACTCAGTTCACTTGACATAACTCCATTTTCTTTTCCGTCAAGATAAACCTTTGCCCTTCCGTTGAAGCCGATTTTTCCAATCGTACCGCTTGTGATATTTGAGCCTACAGACTTTGTAAACGTAACATACAATCGTTGTGACGTAACCCCATTAACAGTATCGTTTACAATAGAAAACTGAACGCTATACGACACTGCATCATCACCCTTCTCGCCTTTGCCTCCGTAAAGGACTTTTTTCCAGTTAGATGAACCATCGGAAGGCTCTTCGCTGACATCAACCCCCGAATTAGCAACACATACCCACACGGCATTGTTATGGTTTACTTGGTCGTTCTTGTGATATTTATTTCCGCTTACCCAATCACCTCGGTAGTTAATGATATTGATAGTGCTGCCATCGTCCGAAATCCACTCAAAGCGTGAGGAGTTGATTTTCGTTCCACCTTTAGGTGAAGTCTCAAATACCGACAGAGATACCTCTTTGTTCTCACCATTCACGCTTTTAACGAAAGTGTGCTTATACTCAGAGATATTAGCATAACAAGCGATACGAGGAGCATATTCGCCAGTCGTCTCAAGGATAATCACATTCTGCCTGTCGGTCTTATCATATTCTTGACCTTTATTACGATGTCTGTTGCCATCCAGCACGATTGTATCGCCCTCGGTAGGAATGTCCTTCGTCTCAACAGGCGCACTATCCTCAGTATATCCATCAAAATCTGCGGAATGCTTACCCACGACAATCCAAGCAAACGACTGACCACCGTACAATTCTACCTGTACTTTTCTCGTCTGCTCCTTACCAACTTCATCAAGGTAAGTTTCCGTCGTAGTGCCATATATCTTCTCGTTCTGTGTGGATACGCCACCATCGGGAATAGTACGCCAATAGCTCTTATTACTTACATCACTATATGCTCCTCCAGCCGCAATCTCACCAATGGTCTGACAGCGCACTTGGTCGCCCTCCTGCCAGTAATTCATTGTAGCAGTAGTTCCGTTATCGGCTAAGAGGTAGCATTTCCAGCCGACGCATTCTACATCATCCTCAGTTGTTTCCACCCAAGATGTCACACCGCCATCAGATACCAATTTCTTGACAGGTACAACCTTGATAAGCTTGCTTCCAGCTCCTGACAGATAGATGTTACCTCCCGAATAAGACAGCTTGCGTACCTCTAATTCGTGGAATATCGCCTTGCCCCAGATAGTAAGATTAGTAACAAACGCATGATACTTGCCGTTCTTCTCCTTTTCGACGGAGAAGCCCTGTTCAGCCGCATTGTCGTAATCGAGAGACTTGATAGCACTAAGCACCGCCTCGCCCAGCTGCGTAATCATAGCGTTGTTGCCGAACTTCGCTCCCATCTTCAAATCTGCAAGACCCTTAGAGACAAGACCTTTAATAAAGGTTATCATGCCTTCTACGGTATCATCAAAAAGCTTTGAAACAAAATAGCCAGTACCGTATCTACTAATAAGATTCCTTAATTGCGAGGTTGTATAATTTCCACCGCCCCCTGAACCAGAGCTACCTGATGCAATTATCTCCTTCACATCTTCTCTAAGCTGTGCCGTATTACCCTTGATAACTTCATTTCCTACCGTGATTTCTTGCACAAATTCAAAATCGATATTTGTACTAATCTTTCGGACACGAGTATTAAGCTGATAGCCGTTTCCGTCATTATATACAACCTTCTGACCAATCTGTAAGCAAGGGTTCTCTGCTTCAAATACTTGCGGATAAGACTTAACAGAATAGTTATTCAAATCAGAAAGCAACCTTTTAATTTCCTTTATTGCAGCGTCTAAAAGCCTTTTTTGAGCATCTTCTTTATAGATACTCTTTGCCATTGCGATATTGTAAAGCACAGTAATATTACACATATAAGAAGGCATACTTTCTCCACGAGGAATGAGCATATCTGCAGCATTTGTAGGTATGATAACTTCATTATCTTCTTGATAGATGATTTCATAATCACCTGCCAAAATAGAGAAGTTGCTAGCACTCACATCGTCTGACGAGTGAGAGGATGATGCCTCTTTATGATAAGTAAGCTCAAAGCCTACATAATCACCGTTAGTTCCTCGACCTGCAAGTGGAGTAGATAAGGCATCCGTATTAGTATTTGCTTCAAAAGAGCAGCCGATATTTTTTCCTTTGATAAGCAAATCATCGGTAATTTCAAAATCATACCAATAATGAGTAATACCATCATCTATAGTTGTATTGATAATTTTCTTTCCTTCTACTTTTTCTGTAGTAGGATAAGCCAATCTCATATACCATATAGTGAAGGTCTTGTACTCCTTAACAGAACCATCTGTATTGTATAAGATAGGGATTTTCTCATTGTTTTTATCAAGCACATACTTAACTCGCCCACGTACATTATATACATAGGTATTAAGTGAAGGATAAATCTGAGAAAAATCAAGTACCTTTGTAAAGAGAGGTTCTTTCGTTTTATCCGCTCTAAGGTCAAGGGTAGAATACTTATCAATAGAGTAGGAGCGTTCCTTTCCGTCTATTGATATTGTACCATTACCCTCATCTAATTGCAGACGTATATCACCAGATGATATATTCTCACCCTTGCTATTGACCTGCGTAATATTTCTTGTACCACCGAAGATAGAAAAAGCATTATAATAGCTTTCCTTACTATTGCTAATATTTGGTACACCTACATTCTTTCCAACCTCCAAAACAACAGGAGTTACGCCGATTAAGACCTTACCGATGTAGATAATTTCATCATCATAGTCAATATGCCATTCGCAGTTATCTCCGATAGCATTTGTAATCGCTGTAAGTGCAGAAATAAAATCGTTATCACTGAATGATACATTGATAGTGTTTGCCGTTACATTCTGAAAGAAAACTTTCCATCCGCATTCACCAAACATCAAATCCTTATTAAGGAAATCTGCAATCTTATCACTGAGAACGGATGTTATGCCAACGAAAGACCATACATTTTGTTTTATCTCTACATTCTGTGAATTACGGGTATAGATAAAAAATGGGGTCTTAGACAGAATCATCTTCGGGTGCTGAAACTGAGGAGTGTACTTCCAAGAGCATTCATCTGTTTGAATAGGCTCGTATGATTCTAAGAGGAGGAACTTTCTTGTCACTTCTCTTACTTTATCAATCTTATATGTATAATTAATATACGCACCAACGGGCAGAATAACCTTCTCAGCAGCAGAAAAAGACAGAGAAATGTAATCTGACTTAGATATTTCCTGTTCTCTCTTTGCTGCTGATGTTACTTCTGCTTGCATCAGCAATTTATCGTCTATATCATATATCTTAATCATAACTTAATTCTATCATTCGGATTATACTCTATTAATTTGAGTACAAATTTACCTCTTTTCAGACCATAATCACCAAACTGCGAGCATTGCGTGTAAACAAGTTTAAAAACCCTCTTTAGGCGAGGAACTTTGAAGCAAAATTCACCCGAATAAGCTATCTTATCAAGGAATGCCTCATACTTCTGTAAGTAATCTTCTTCTGAACTACCTTCAAGAAAGAAAGAGATACTTACTTCACGCTTATCTTTCTTTGCATACTTCGATGTAGCTATAATTGATTGCCCATGTTCCAATCGACTATCGTTAGTTACATAACTTTTTACTGGGGCAGGGGTCAGCAGAGCCTCTCGCCAACCCCTTACCAATGTAATACCGAAAGTATCAAGGTCAATATAAGCAGAATCCGCTTCATCGACCAATTTAATAAAAACATCATTCTTCATAACTTAATAATTATCTTTCATTAATTTATACATACTTGCGATGTCCTCACGTATCAATATAATAGGTGCAGTATTCTTATTGATTGCTTCCAACTGCTGTAATCCTTGATACTGAATATCTCGCATTTCAGAGATATTATTATATGTCTGCTCAGCATAGATGCGCAAAAAAGAAACATCAACTGCGATAGCCTTACGAACCTCATTACCTTGCTCTTGGGCAATTTGCACCGCATAACCGATACCGATAAGGCTGCTTGCTTGGTCTGCGGTGATAGCTTCGATAGCCTTGCCCGTTGCCGTCTGCTGAGATTGCGCCTCCTTATACCCTGTTATTGCAGCAATATTATCCCTTATCTTCAAACCTTCATTAACGATGTTATCATACTCTTTTTTAAGTATATCCAAATCGTCATTGGAGAGCTGTCCTTGTTTCATCTTATCTGCCCATTTCTCATAAAGGGCTTTAAGTCTCTTGTTTGCAAGGTCATCAACGGCAAACTTAAGCATAGACTTATTGAGCATCGTTGTGAATTCATTTGCGAAATCTTGCGCCGATTTACTCATATCCATAAGATTGCTAATAAAGTTGTCCTTTAACGAATCGAAGGTTGTCTGCGTAAGATTCTGATTGATTTTATCAGTCAGCTCTTCAAGCTTCTCGGCAAGGTCGGTATAGTTCTCCCAATACTCAGTTTTATCATATTTACC